TTATAAATACACGATGGGCTTCTAGCAAAATTGTTATTGGTGTGATGACTTTTAAGGCAAAGTCCCTACGAAATCTAGTCTTTATGAAGTAGTTGAGCCAAATCCACCCGCACCACGATCATCCCGCGGCGGTGGCAGGTCATTCAGTGAATCAACAAGAACCACCTTTACGAACGGAACATAGTCCTGCGAACAAAGCTGAAAGAATAGGCCACCCTCCGGCAGAACAAAGACAAAGTCGCTGTGATTATCTACACATACCAGCAGTTCCCCCCGATAGCCCTCATCAATGAGACCAACAGAGTTTGCTAGACGAAGAGGCGTCTTAGAACCAGTGGATGAACGGGGAAGAATGAGGAAAGGACTAGCACCGCTCGTTGCTGACTTAACAGCACCATAAATCTGGCTACTCAGCTTAAACGCCTTTCCCTTCGTAGACGGAATTTCCGCATAAAGTAGTGGCAGATTCACGCCTGAATCTGTCGGCCGATAAGCATTAACAACCTGCTCAAGAACAAGACGCTGCTGGGGATTCTCAGTAAATAGATACAGAACACGGTGGGACATTTTGAAGGCTGCTACTCAAAGTAGGGGGCTTCAAATTTATTAAAAATAAATTAAGACAAATTTTAACTAAAGTTAAAATTAAGACAAATTTTGATTACTTCCGATTACGCTGTGATTTTCTAAGTTTACGCGTCTTGCGACGCCGGGCTCTTGCTAAACGAGGTACTTCATTGATAGAATTGTATGTTTGTTCTCCTGCTGGATTTACAAATTCAACTCCTGTATTTTTATTTATATAAAGCCAATGCTGGTCGCGTCTTTCATTTTGTAGAACTACAGCATTAATATTTTTCTTATCATAAATATCAATTACTACATTCAAAAGTTGGTCACGATTATTTGGTGCCCATGTCCAATGAAAATCTCTTGATTTCACTAAAAATTCTGCATCATTTGATTGAAGTTTATAACGCGAACCTGCTTTAATGTCCATATCTATTATATTACACTACAAAAATATAAAACAATTATACATTCAATGTGACCTTCTCAGCAGTCTTCAGTGCGGCCAACTCCTTCTTACGAGCAATCGCCAAGTCGGCTTCGCCACCACCACTGAACATATCTGTCGGCAACGCATTCTCATCCTTAGAACTTGGTCCGAACTTAGGAGCCGCCACCTTAGAGCCTGCCATGCGTTCCCGCTTCTGTTCCTCATAGAGTTGTTCCTTCTGCGACTCATTCTGCTTGTAGTTCTTCATGAGTGTATTCAACTGGTCCTCCGCATACTCCTGGTCCGCCACTTCACTCGGCTCCGGATCCCACGGCAGCCAGAAGCCCATCTGACCAACATAGACGTTGAAATACGGGTCTAGCTTCTGGAGCGTCTTGGCACGAGCACCCGCCTCAGCCGCTGTATCGTATACACCGCGAACCTTGAGGCCACGGATGCTGGTGCGGAACTCGTTCTTAGTGAAGAATTCCTCCTCCAACTTCTTCCGGTTCTTAAACATAAAATTGTCATACGACTCCTGGATGCCGGTTTCCTTGAAGTCCCGCATGTTGTCCTTGACATACACTGCTAGATCATCGGCAGCGTTCTTTGACAGATTCGCACGGACATCCTGTAGGATCTTGAGGGAGTCATCCCGCCACTGCTTGGCTCCACTTAGATCAGTAACTACCGGGGAACCACTCAGGTCTGTCGCTGCCTTGGGTGCTACATAACTACTGTTAGCAAGCAGATCCTCAACCTTGCTGATCGCCCGTGTGACCTGCTGGACCTGGTCCATCAAGAACTTCTCTGACGCCGACACCTTGTACTCAACCTCGTAGTTCTTAAGGAAGCGATTGAAGAAGAAAACTTCCTTATTTGCCAGAACCTTCTCCGGCGACAAAAAACTCAAGCAGATATACTTCTGTCCCGGTATCTCCTTGTCCGATTCTAGCCATGTTTGATCCTGTGCCATTCCTGGATAGTCTAGACAAACAATCTTTAAAACCAGAACGCATCCCCAGAAAAAAATGTCAGACCAGGATATAGCAAATGGATGGTTTTTCAGTCGCCGACGTAATCCAGCGCGTAACTAAGTACCTCCTCGAGGGCCTCGCCGTCGCCGTTGCGATGGTACTCGTAATGAAGAAGAAGTCCCCGGACTATGAGGAGGTTCTCTCCGTCGCCGTCGTCGCCGCCGTTGTTTTCGGCATCCTGGACACGCTTGCGCCGTCTGTAGGTGGCTCTGCTCGTGCGGGTGCGGGCTTTGGCCTGGGCGCCAACCTCGTTGGCTTCCCGCGTATGGGTTAGAGTAAGCAGTAACTATAATTAAATCTCTCCTAAATTATAACAATGGATGCCGGATCTGCTTTGGGTGTTTTGCTTGTAGCTACACTTAAATGGTTGATAGAAGGTTTTGCTGTCGCGGTGGCGATGGTTTTAGTTGCTCGTAAGTCATCGCCCAATTATAGTGAAATCATGGCTGTTGCCACAACGGCAGCACTTGTTTTTGCTGTGCTAGATGTATTAGCTCCCTCAATTGGCGATTCTACCAGAACTGGTGCGGGTTTTGGTCTGGGTGCCAGACTAGTAGGCTTCCCTGCGCGTTAAATAAGTAATATGTTAATGTTGCTTGTATATGAAGCCGCTTATTTGGATATGATTAATTCGCTGAAATAATTATTTGCCCCGTAATACCTAACATACATATTAACCATGTTAGATGACTTAATCACATCCATCTTTTCCTAAATAACTTGATGTCACATCAAATTATTTATGAATTTTGTTGTTTTTTTATTTTATCTAATACATTTTCAGTGCGGGATAGCCCCGACCTCTCAGAATTGCTTCTTGAGAACGAACACCACTGTCCGGATTCCACGCATAGAATGACGCTCTACCTTCTTGACCTGTTATACCTTGACCAACAGCATGGCCCGGCGGAGCACCGGAAATCCAACGGAAAGGTGTTACATAGTTATCAAGAAGCACATTTTTATTTATTACTTTACCATCAAGGCTTGTTATTTGAAGTTCAACATGGGGTGGGACAAAAATGCTTCCGAGACCAGCATAGTAACTACCAGGGACTCCATCTAAGACAATGCGAAATTCACCCAACTTTGATTCAATCTTACCATTCATGCTGCGTACATCATACGCCTGTTCCTGATTTGGATGCGGAAAGCCTGATCCACTGAAACTGATTCCGCGTGTTAGCGGGGCGGCGGCTTTCCATACGATACTTGCTGGGTAACCCACGTTTCCGTTGACAATTATTTTGCCATTCTCAACAAAAACATTTGTGTTCATTGCCTCTAGCAGATGCTGGGTTTTTCTTTACTGGTCACCACCCGAAGTTGACAAAGTCAACAGGGTGTATGGTTACATGTCACCACCTGGTGTACCACGCGGTCCCGAATACGGATACGCACGAGCAATGCTATTATGCTTGGGTGCCAACGGCTGCCAATACAGTTCAGGGTCACCCGCCGCACAGTTATTGAACTCCTGTGAAGCGATAATGGGAAATGAATGCGGTAAAGGAGCAGTGTTCGTATATGCCAATGCCTGTGCGTCAGCCGCTTGTCCCGCGTGGGAAGGACTGAAGATACGCCCCGTGCCGATGCCCGCATAATGTCCATTGATTGTCTGGCAGCCATCATAGGTACATACACGCTTGTAGAGTTCAGGAACCATTGTATCTGAGCATTTGCCAGAACCCATCTTTGTATTTAGCACTTGATGAATTCCCTGTATGAAAGATTCAGTATCAGCAATAGTGCGTTGACGAGCATCGTGCTGTCCCCAGATACCAGCCGCTTTCACAGGGTAGGATTCGCAACGAGGCCTGTAGTCAGTATAAGCACGGCCATCCGCCATTCTAGCCGGAGCACCCTTTACGCGTGGATAACTTGTTGTGAAACAACTCATTCGGCTTCCTCTAACCTACGCACAACATTTTGTGCCACGGGTCCCGCTGAAGAACGTAGGAGTTCCAGCACTTCAGACTTCTTCATAGACTTGGATACACGAAGTCCACGCTCCTGTGCCAATTCCTTGAGTTGCTTCGTGGGCATACTCTCAAGAGGGGATCCAGTAGACTTCTCATCGCCAACAGAGCCTACGAACAACTTCTTGAACTGCGACTCCTCCGTCGGCTTTGCCTTGTTCCACCCTGATAGCACTTCGTCTTCATTCAAATCTAGGATACCGCCAGGCCGGAGGTCATCCACTTCCACTCCATTATCAGGTAACTCAAGGTCAAACTCCTTCATCGTATTTTCCACTTCACCCGCAACCGACTCAGGCGGCTCAACGTAGCGTTGGATACCGACCACCTTCTCCTCTTCTTCGGGCTCCTCCTCTCTAGCAGATTCCTCGGCTTGGTCAATTTCAGGGGGCGAATCACGAAGATTGACGCCATGACTGTCATCTGTAACCTTACGTTCTTGGATAGCAAAACGGAGTTCGTAGAGTACATTTTCTAGCACTCCCAACTTCCGCTGCTGGGTCTCAACAAGCGAATACAGCCAGTACGCTACGCCTCCGAGGATCAGAAGAAAACTAGCAGTCAGCAGCAACAAATCTTGCGTTCCGGCGTTCATTCTTTTTATTCAGAACAAGTTTTATCAGATAAAAGACCGCGTTCTTTTAGAATTTCACGAACACTACTCAAGGCGTTAATTCCCTTACGGATTTTATAAGTGTAAACCAAAGAATCCTTCTCTGCTGGATTTATGGATGCTTGTAAACAAAGAGGCTGTATTATCTTCTTCTCCGTATATGTTTCAGGTAACTGAGTGTAATGTGTTGAAATCAGGGAGGCATGCTGCGGTAAGGCGTACAACCGATCCAAGAAAATGCGACTGGCTTCTTCGCCATCTATGGCATTTGTTGAGTGGAAGATTTCATCCATTACGAGAAGGGATCGGCCAGATTCTTTTGTGAAAGCAGGGTCCAAGTTTTCAAGGATTTCCTTAGCAAACTCAATTTCCGCCTCAAAGAGAGAAACTCGGCCCAGCGTATCGGATGGAGATAACGCAGTGTGAATCTGCTGGAAAGGTGAAATTGTCATGCGTTTAGCCCAGCAGAAGCCCATGCTTTGTGCAACAATAACATTTGCTAGAATTGCTTTGAGACTTGTGGATTTTCCGCCGCGATTTGGACCTGTTACAAGGGCGTGTAGAGACGCAGTCTTTGCCAAATCAATTGTATTTGTTACCATTTTTCCTACAGTAAGGTGGGGGTGATAGAAGTTTTCAAGATGAAGACGGGTTTCAGAACCATCTACATAAGTAGGGAAACCGATACGCGGTAGAGTGGCACATGTTATCATCACATCTAGGATACCCACATTTGTCATCAGTCCTGTAAGAACATGGGGCCGATTCCAGGTGTATCCAAAGACGCCGAGTGTATTGGGATCATCTGAGGGTAAGTCTTCATTTTCCGGCAGATCCATGTATTTCGTTATGACGGGCCCAGTCATACTTGACAGACTGGTCCATATACCTTGGAGTTCCCAGATGAGGGCACCACGCTTTCGCATATCTTCAGTGATTGTGTGGAGATGCTGAGAAAGTGTGATTTGCTGCCAGATACTAGAGCCGAACATGAATATGGAAAGACCCCATTGTAGCCATTTTTGGGCAATTTGCCCTGAATTCCCGCCGGTGGAAACCCACGGTGGTAAAAGCATTCCTGCTATCATATTATTTTGGCCGCCTTGCTGTTTCAAAATATGCTGAAGAAGTTCCCAGTATTCAGGAATAGTTAATTCGGCTTGAGTTGTCATTCGGATGATAACGTAGGGAAGTACAACAATAACAAGAGGGATGAACATAGTAATAGCAGGGAGCATCCAGACTTTCCATAGATTAGCCGTCTCAAGCCACAAGGGACTTTCATTTAAGAAAGAGGCGAAGGAATCTTTTTCCCAGAGAATTTGTGCGTAATATTCTTTGATTCTTTCATCTTCCATTTCCACTTTTTCCTCTAGGGCTTTTTCAATCTCCGCTGCTCTTTCAAGAAGCTTTACAGCCTGGGTTTTGTCCTGTGGAGTCTTCCGGAAATGCTGGCGAAGTTTGAGAATAACGTTTCGGCGTTTTTCTAGGAGTTCTACATCATCCGTAGCTCCTTGAAAGTATTTCAGCAGTTTATTATGACCCCATTGGGTTTTGGGACTAATATCCTTGGCTAACTCCTCAAAGTTAATATCCGCTTCAACATATTTTCCTAACAGCATTCTCTGCTTCTTTGCTTGTTATGTATTATTGGCTTTTTCCGCGTCTTGTATAGAATGTCTCCAATTAAAACACTAAAAAATTGTTCCACTAAAGATTATAAAACACGAAAGTGTGGTAATTTTCAAGCACTTATGTTTTTAGCGAAGGGCAAAAAAGAGCATCTATTTTTTCGGACTGTTGCTGATAGAGAAACATACTATGCGTCCATGCTAAAAGGTAAAAAACAGTTTAGTGGGTTTAAGAGATATTCAGTCTGCTCGTCTACAGCATTTACTCGTAAGCAGCGTAAGTGTTAGCCATCCTATAGGTACGTCTAACTATATTAAAAAATTTGTCTTATTTTTTATTTAGATTGTCTTAGTTATGATGGCTTTAGCCATTCTATAGGTACGTCTAACTATATTAAAAAATTTGAAATAGCCAGCTAGCAACAATAAAAGCAGCGAAAAATGAGCACTCTAGCAATGTCATCATCATCCGGAATGGATTCGGAGAAAAACGGATATAAAAAAATGTCAGCAATTACTACTATAGCAATGAGTGGAAGCGAAATTCCAGAGGCCCTCCTTCAGGTTCTGTCAATTCGGAGTAAACCTGGACTCATTTGTCCGGAGGATATACGCAGTCGGATTGCTCAAATCCGTTCGCGTGTAGAGTCGTTTAGGTCCACCGGAATTGTGCGGAGGCAGCCCCTTCCTGAGGGAAGGGGAGAGTCGTTTCCATCGTCACGGGGTTACCCTATGACGAATGGATCTGGTGGAGGAGGTGGCGGAGGAGGTGCTGGTGCTGGTGCTGGTGCCTTTGGAAAGAGAAATACAGGCAGGAATGATAATGCGTTTTGGAATCGCAGCCCCACTGTACAGACACCGCAGAGCGGAACTGTTCATATTCCTCCTGTTTCTAATCAGCCTGTTTGGTCCGGTCGGCCGAAGTTTACAGCATCTGG